CCGCATCTGCAAAGATTTGTTCTAGCAAGTAATCCCATCGCACAGCGGGTGTAAGGTCGGTGGCATATACAGGTGCGTTAGGATTGGTGATGCGTCGTGTGTTTATCTGCCCTTCCTCACTCCATAATTGCCCACGATCTATCAGTGTCCAAATACGTTCAGGCACTATGCCCGTTGTCACGTTATCATAGTTGACTACCTCGTTGAGATTAGGCAAGTCATTTAGCACAGCTAGTTTCTTTTCACCAATGGCCTTGTATAGGTCAGGCGTTTCAGCGTAGAAGGCAAGTTCAATCTCATTCAGTTTGCCCTGTTGCTGGTATATCTTTCTTACTCGCACGTAACCTTTTGCGATGGGCAGCGTATCAACGCGAATCTCCGCAGGTAACTTGTAGTGGAAGTAGTTGTTTACACCACCGTCATAGTTCACATCGAATAGCGCACCGAGTGCCAGTTGGTTACGGTCTGTAACCGGGATTCTAAACTCACGGCTGAATGCTCCTAACGCTTGGAAGTTGTTAAGGTCGGTGTATTGCCAATTCTGGGAGATGCTTTCATTCTCGAATAAATCAAGGTAGTATTCTTCACTTACAGTGCTAACATCGTGTATATCAAATGCCGCGCTGCCTTGCGTTGGGAATGGATAAAAGTTCCACGGTGCATCTGTAAAAAGTTCAGTATAAGTACCATCCCATATAGCATTGGTAATCTTAAAAAACCCCCAATCCGTTGGCGTATAATTCTCAAAAATGTGCACACATTTTCCGATGTACGGAGTAAAATCTTGAAGGCCAACAAATGCTGCCTGCGGTGATACTAGCGCAGTTACATAACCAGATCCTTGATCAATAATTGCACCTGGTCCTTCTGTTGCTTTTCGTACAATTAAACTTACCTCTCCGTTCATGTTATGTCCAGTATTCGTTTGCGATTCTAACCTTCAAAGTCAAGTTGTACAGCTTGCCATCATACGTGCGCTTTTCTACATAAGACGTGTCATCGATGTTGACTGCTACGTATGTCCCATCATCATTCAAAAGATGCACCTGATTGCTTACAATCAATCCGCGCAAGTAGATGAATTCATCTTGTGTGATGTAATCACTTGTCACAGTCAATATGCGCTGCGCTAAGTTAGTGCGTTGATTTAGCCCGCGATCATTAGCATAAAAGATTGTTGGCGTACTATTGAACAAAGGCCGCTTGTAAGTTTTTCGGTCAACCTCGGTAGTATATTCTGACTTCTTTTTAAAGTTGAAGTATTCATAACCGCCACGAGCACCTACCCACGCTAAACGCACGTTAGGCCAGTTGCATTCGCACTGTGTGCCATATACACACTCATTCCAAAAGATGTAATCAACACTTACCGTTGCGCTTGCTGGACTCAATATCTGCACGCGGTAGTATCTCCAGTTTGGAAAACTAGAAGGCTTCGCAGCAAAGCCAACGCGGTCGTTAAGGTTAGCAGGGAAAACTGGTAATCCTTCAACCTCGTAATCATTCATAGTAATGCTTGCAGATATCGGAAGGCCTGTGCTACCAACTAACGTGATGTTGCATGAGTTTGCTACATTGTTGCTTAGATAGTTTGCAGTACCCGGCACGTAAAGCAAGCCATAATCTTCTTCTCGTACTGGAATAGCAATCTTGCCCGCTGCAATTCCCCATGTACCGAATACGGGCGGATACTTTGCTGTAACCAGCCTATCACTCATGGCAAGTGATGCTGTGCTTGTCATTGAAAACTTGACAGCTTTTAGCCCCGATTCTGGATTTGGTTTGTAACCGTCCGTAGGTTGGTAGTATTGATTGTCCACAAGTATCTCAGTACCCGCTACACTGCTCTCAGCATTCTCAGTTAGCACACCCGCTACTATCCACCATTCGGCAACGCTAAAGTCTATGCTATTCCACGTTGAAGTATCATCGAGTGTGGCCGTTGCTAAATTGTGCAATGCATCACCTTGCGCTTCGCGGTTGCGCAGTTGAATAAGTGACTGCAAATCGAAATACAGTCGAGCGTCTATTGCAGGTGAAATGTAAAAATTAAACACCTGCCCCGTGCTGTTATTGGTAACGGTCACGCCGTACTGAAAACCGTCTTGTCCCGTGTTAGTACTCGATGCAACAATCATGAGCTTTTGCCCGCGTGCGCTCCAGCTATACGGCTGGTCTTCGATAGTTATTGCCATTATCTTAAGTTAAGTAGGAATCGTTGTTCAACACCTTTGGCATATGCCTGTATTAGTTGCTCGCTGTAATCTTCCCATGTATCATTGATTGCATCTTGGTAGTAGTTGATGCCTTGAATACCGTTTTCACCAATGCTTTTTGCAATGGCAATGGCTGCGGATTTGATTGCGCTTTCAGTTGACTTGATGAACTCGCCCTGCCTGTTGCGTAGTTTTAGTGGTTTGATTTTAATCCACTGCATGATGTCTTTGTATGGTGGTCGTTTTGTTGGATCACCCGGATATGGTTTTCTTCCATACTCAATAACATCCGCATATTTGCCCGCATCACCTTTGACAGTAAAGTCAATAGTTGGCTTGTTGTAACGTATGCGCAGTTTATAGGTGAGTGAATTAAGCAATGTACCAGATGCAACACGATTAACCACCTTACCACGCACTCGGCGTTTGATGCGCAAGTTTGATTGCGCACGCTCTACGACCGTAGCCGCATATTCGTTTAGTAGTGCCTCGTATTCGTCCATTACAATACCTCTTCAAATTCAATAATGCTACCAGCTCGCAGTGATAAACCACCACCGCTAGCACTACGCACACGAACTGTCACTGTGCCGTTAGCTGTTGGCCTTATTACGCCATCAGCCGTGCAAATACCATTGCTACTCATGGCTGCATTTGTACCTATGTCATATGCGCCAGCATTAAACACTGTGTTTGTGGTTGCAGCGTTGGATGCAGTGAATCGATAAACGTTAAAAGTTGGTGATGCTGGCCCTGTCAAACTGAAAGTACTTCCAGATGTAGCAGTGAACGCTATCGTAGCGCGCCACTTGTACGTCTTGTTTGCCGTAACTGCAAAGGATAGATCCGTAACACTTTCAAAGCCTGTTCCAACAGTTGTAAATGTTGCAGCTAGGAATGCAGTGCTAATAGCCAAATCACTTTTAAGTTCTGCAAGTGTCAATGCACTCACAGTATTATCTGCATTGATGCGTAAATAACGAATGGCACTTGGGTTAGGCAGCGTTATTAACCCTTGGCCTACCGTTGTACTGTTGCTAATATCAGCCGCAACAATATCAGCACCCGAGGTAATGAGCCCGTCGGCGTCGTATGTTATTTTGGTTTTTGTTGCACCTGTAATCGCGGCATTGCGTGGCATAAGCGTGCAATCTTCATCCGGGAATGTATAGACACGGTCGGCTGTGTTTGCAGATGTCTTTAGCGTGGTCTTATAATCATTGTCATTCTTCCACTTAATATCCCCATCATTGTTTGCCCATAGCGAAGTACTTTGCCCCGTAGCTGTTGCATCTGCATTCTGATGCTTCAAATGCAAGTGACCGTTGCCGTTAGTGCCTTCAATGTATATTGACTCAGCACTAAGTTTATTTGCATCTAAATCCACATCCTGCGTCGCTCCCGTGTAGGGTACAAAGCCGCTAGTTGATGGTGCGTTGACGAACTCAACCTGCCCAGATGCGACATTGCTAAGTGCTAACACTTGCCCTACCGTTGCAGTAGCTGCATGCACAGCAGGGGTAATTATCTTAACCGCATTAGGCTCGCTGGCAATCGATGTCAATCCCGTTGCTGCAAGTCCTGATTGAATTATTACCTTGTTCGTATCAACAAGAACCTGCTGAACATTTGCGCCGCTTGATTGAATTATTCCAACAGATGATGAATCTAAAGCAATTTCCGATACAGCGTTTACATTTAAATTTAATTTTGAAGTTGAGTTAACCTCAAAGTTTGGCGTGTCATCAATACTAAGGTCGTTCGTATTGCAATCAATACTGTTGGCCTGCGTCAATACGTTGTCTAAAGTTATAACATCCTGTAGCCCGTTCGGGATTGACGGCGTGTTAACCAAATCATTGTAATCGCCCGTAGTGGCAACTAACTGCAACACTGGCTTGTTGAGTATTTGATAATCGCCAGTCGTCGCATTCCAATCTACGGGCGTTTGACGCAAGCGATATCCGACAGCTTGCAGTGTCCAATACGTTGGGTTAGTCGGATTGATTCCATCATTGTTGGCTATGCATGCGTATACGCTGCCATTATACCAAACTCTATCACCAACTACATATTGATTGCCTTGCGCTGTGGTATGGTTGGCGTTGTACTCAGTAGACACATATGGCCCACCTCCACCACCACCGCCGCCTGCTGCGTCAAATGTTACTGACCCATCACCGTTATCTGTGATTGTTATGTTAGTGCCGGCAACGAGGTCAAGAATATTTTGCACGGCATTATCTACGCCGTTAACTCGCAAAGTCAATCCAATGCCTGAACCGCTGCCACCTGATGATGAACCGCCCACAGCCCACACAGCGGGAATGTCACACGCTGACCAATCCCATGGTACTTCAAGTTGCAGTGAGAAGGTCACGCCAGTGAGAGTGTTTTTATACTCCTCCATGAACGGCTCAATGACGGGCGGCGTTACTAGCTGCACATCAAAGCCGAATAGTTGCAGGCCGTTTTTAACTTCAGCAATCAAGTCTTGTGCAAGTCGTACGCAGTCACTAATGACTTCGCGTTGATATTCCGCCTTAGTCTCTTTGTCACGTGGGATGTCTGCGAATATGATTTGGAAATCAAACTGCATCCCTCCATCAACGGGCTTAATGTTATTCGGTACAACATGCATGAAAGGATATTGCTCATCTTGATCCATATCTGCAAGGTCAATTTGACCATGCGTGAATCGCTTAATAAGCAAGTGACCTGCGGCAAATGCCTCAAGTCGGTTAATCAAAACGTTGTAACTGTAATTGTAACTATTCATTACCTATTTCGTTTTTTCATTTCTGCCTTTTGCACCTGCACATAGTCCGCTAAATATGTCAAGTGCGTAAACACTTCGTATGCTCTGCGGTCGGTTACTGCATCGAACTTGGTGATGTCTCTATCAGCCAACACCTCAATGATATGAAACCACCCGTACACATCTAAGCCTTCTGGAGTATATTCGTCCTCGCTGCCTCCGTCACTATCTCCGTTATCTCTTTTGCCAAATAGTCTAGGGAACTGCCGTATAGTTCCTGTTCTAAACTTGAAAAAAAAACCAGCACATTCAGTACATGGTCAAGTGTAAGCAGCTTCACGCTGTCTATATACCTGCCCACTTTTGCGCTATCGTACTTGTCGATGTCATAGCGACCTGCCCACTTTGCAGTGACTGGACGGTATAAGATTGACATCATTTTCAGTGCGGCATCTGCATCGAGCTTACCGTCTTTGTACAATCCAGTACATGCACTATCGAGGTCAACATATTCGCCAAA